AGTAGAAAAAACGAAAGCAAAAGAACAAGTTAGTAAATTACCTATGTCACAGAGAATGGGATTTGCAGAAGGCGGTCTACTAGATGATTCATCAAGATTATGGAAGATGGAATCACAGTACCCAGAATTTGAAAAAGGAATAACAAAGAAAGGTGTAGTACCTACAACACCTATAGAAGAACAATACAATTATAGCCCAACACAACAAGGGTATGCGTTAGGTGGTATAGTTGCTCTAACAGTAGCGGCAGGAGCAGCAGGGTATGGCTTAGGTTCGTGGTTATATAATCAGTTCTCTGATAAAAAAGAACAACAAACAGATACTCAGAGTACTACAGATATGCTTAGACTACGTAGAGAGCAACAGGAAAGTGGCTTAGAAGCACTTAGAAAAGAACAACGAGGATATGAAGAAGGTGGTGAAATTATGAATTATGATGATACAGGGTCTATGNTAGCCCCAGAAGTTCCATTAAACTTTGAAGAAGATATGCCAATGGATTACCCAATGGGAGAGGAATCAGAAACAGGTTTATCTCCTGAAGAGACTGAGGTGTTAGGGCAAGCAATGTCTGATTACCCAGAGCTAGAAGGTATCCTTAATAAAGTAGGGTCAGCAGTAGACTCAGACTTTACAGGTGATGGTGCAGTAGATGGACCAGGTACAGAGACCAGTGATTCTATTAATGCTAAGTTATCAGATGGTGAGTTTGTATTTACAGCTAAAGCAGTTAAGCAATTAGGTGTAGACAAGTTACGTAAGATGATGGACAAAGCAGAAGGTGAATATGACGAATCATCTATGAAGCAAGAGTATCAACAAATGGACGACACAGGTTTTGCTAAAGGTGGTTTCTTTGATAGACCTGGTTATAAAGAAGGTAACTATGTACAACGTCCTAAAGTATTAAACAATAAAGAAGGTATGTTAGGCTCACTTCTAAAGTCTATGGGTAAAGCCTATGATGGCGCTATGGACTATCTGGAGAGTGATGTACAGAGAACTATCGACCCAGATGAGGAAGAAAGAAAACAAAATGCCGAGTACCAAAGACAACAAGAAATTAAAAGACAACGCGGATTCTAATCCGTTTTAAATAAACTAACTACAAACCCCCAGTCAAACTGACGAGACGAGACTGACTTTGTAGTGACAACCCCAAGGCTACCTCTTAATTGAGCACCTTGGATTTAAAAGTTCCGTAAGGGACGAGCAACCCCGAAAGCCACCCCAATAGAATGGGCACTTAATGGAGGTCAATATGACAACAGCAACAGCAACAAGAACGGAGGAAATCCAACAACCACAAGCAAACCCTTATAACGCAAATAAGAAATGGGACAACAGCAACAAAGACGCTAAGAGAGGTCTTACAAGCGCTGATGATTCTTTAGCTTATCGAGCCCCTCGTAAGGAAGCGGTAATATCTAATGGTGAGACAACAATCTTAGAAGAAGAAAAGGTCACTACAGATACTGCAAACAAAGAGGCTACCTCGGTAGACGACACTTATAAAGAAGAACCCAATGATAAATTCAAGAAGGTAGACTTTAAAAAGCGTTACGATGATTTGAAGAAACATTATGATAGAAAACTAGGAGACTGGAAGTCTAAAGAAACATCACTCAAAGCAGAGATGTTGGCTAACCGACCTACCTATACCGCACCTAAAACCCCAGAAGAACTGGCTACTTTTAGAGAGGACTATCCCGATGTTTATGATGTAGTAGAAACAGTAGCACATATGAGAGCCGAAGAACAACTGTCTGATTTACAGTCACAAGTTCAAAAGCTTTCAGAGAAAGAAGGCGTAGCAAATCGTAGAGCAGCAGAGCAAGAGCTCCTAAACTTACATCCTGACTTCACCAGTATCAGAGAATCTGAAGAGTTCCACGACTGGGCACGAGTTCAACCTGAAGCAATTCAGTCTTGGATTTATGAGAACAACGGAGATGCTACGTTAGCTTCCAGAGCTATTGACTTATACAAACAGGATGTTGGAATTACTACTAGTAAAGCTGGAGCTGTGTCGAAAAAAACTAGTCCACAGAAAGATACGAGAGGTTCTGCTGCAGATGCAGTATCAGTCAAAACGAAAGTTGAAGACCACTCACCTCAAGAGAAACTATGGACAACCTCAGAAATCGCTAACCTTTCTGTTGACCAGTATGAGCAATACCAATCAGAGATTGATGCTGCTTTTCAAACTGGAAGAATTAGAGAAGGTTAGTTTAATTAAGTAATGATAGATTACACCCTAGCAATAGGTTGTTTGATATCTAAACAGGAGAAATATTATGGGCTTTGAAACAGGCGCATCAATGAACTTCGACCCAGCCGTCTCGGGACAAACAAACTCGTCTTGGCTGCCAGAAGTTTTTTCAAAGAAAGTACAAGTTGCTTTCCGTAAATCAGCAGTAGCTGAAGCAATCTGTAACACTGACTATATGGGTGAAATCGCTCAGTTCGGTGATACAGTTAACATCATCAAAGAGCCGCAAATCAGTGTAAACAGTTACACTCGTGATGCAACTCTTTCTAGCACGGACCTTACTGACGAAGAATTAGTTCTTCAAGTAGACCAAGCTAAGTACTTCCAGTTCGAAGTAGATGACTTAGAAGCACGCTTCTCACACGTAAACTGGCAACAGATTGCGTCTGATAACGCAGCGTACAAGTTGAAAGACTCTTTCGACTCTAACGTATTACAAGCGGCTGTAACTGGCGCGACAACTAATACGTATGGTACGTCATCAGCACCTATCGATACTGGTCACGCTTCAGGTGAAGTAGACCCGTTGAATGTTCTAGCACGTCTTGCTCGTCAATTAGACGACAACAACGTACCAGAAGAGAATCGTTGGGTTGTAGCTGCACCTCAGTTCTATGAGGAGTTAGCACAAACTTCATCTAAGTTGATGTCAGTTGACTACAACCAAGGTGATGGTGGTCTACGTAACGGTCTAGTTGCTTCAGGTTCACTACGTGGCTTCAAGATGTATAAGTCTAACAATATGCCTACTGTAACAGGTACTGGTTCGTTCTCAGGTTCAAGCCTGCCTACGGTACTAGCTGGTCATATGTCAGCAATGTCTTGTGCACAGTCTTTATCGACTGTTGAAACAGTACGTTCTACTACTTCATTCAGAGACATCGTAAGAGGTCTATTGGTATGGGGTCGTAAAGTATTACGTCCTGAGTCACTAGCGTTAGCTACTATTACTATCGACTAATTCGGTAGTAACTTTAGAGGGTCCTTAGTTGGGCTCTCTTCCACATTATATAAGAGGTAAGAATGGCAGATGTACAAACATATTTAGGATTAACTAATGAAATATTAGGTGAACTAAACGAAGTCCAACTTACTTCTTCTAACTTCGCTACCGCTAAAGGTATTCAGAAGTTTGTTAAAGATGCTATTAATAGAGCATACTTCGACATCGCCAATGAGAACCCAGAGTTCCCTTGGTTATCATCTGCTTGTGCTGGTGTAGGTAATGACGAGTATGGTAATAATTTTGTTGACTCAGTAGCAGGAACAAGATGGTATTACCTAAAGAAACATTCCAGTGGTTCTCACGGAACAGCTAAGGACTTTGGTAGAGTAGATTGGGATAACTTCTACCTTACTACAGAATATGTAGGTACTTGTTCTACAGGTACAGGTTTATGTTCTGATGCTGCGTATACTACAGCTAGTACTTGTGTAGCCGCGAGTGGTACGTGGACAGATTATGATAATACAGATGATTGTCCTGGTACTTGGACATCAACACATAGTACTCCCCACACTAGGCAAGGCTTAAAGTTTATAACTGTAGAGACTTGGCGTAAGCATTATAGGGAATCAGACGACAACGCTAAAGATACAGCAACATATGGACAACCTACTAAAGTTATTATGTCTCCTTGTGGTCGTAAGTTTGGTTTATCCCCATTACCAGATAAAGCATACAGAATTTATTTCTACGCTTGGGCACAGATTGCAGAACTAACAGCTCACGGTGATGAAGTTAAATACCCAGAGCAATGGACAGCAGTACTATCAGCAAGAGCCCGTTATTATATCTGGCAGTTTAAAGAGAACATTCAGTTATCTGCTTTAGCATTAGATGAATACAAGAAAGGTATCAAGCTTATGAAAGCTTATACTGGTAAACCACAACCATCAGTAATGACTGATGACAGAATAAGGTTTGTATAAAGTATGGCAGCTGAACAAGGAATAGCAGTATCGATAGGTGGTGGTCTTGATAAGACATCATCATCTTTTGATATGTTTAAAACACCTGGTGCTGCAACAAGATTAAAGAACTTTGAAGCATCTATCCACGGTGGTTATAGAAGAGTAAATGGATATAGAAAGTTTATGTCCAGTCCTGTTACTGCATTATCTGTAACAGCGGGTGGTACGGGGTATGGTGCTGCCTCTACTCTTGCTATTACTGATTCAGAAGGTAATGGCACAGGAGCTACTGGTACATTAACTATAGATGGTTCAGGAGTTATCACAGGTGTTACACTATCTGCAGGGGGTAGTGGTTATCAAATAGCTCCTACTATTACTATCAGTGACTCAGGTGTATCTGGTTCAGGTGCTACAATAACGGCTACTATTACAAGTTCAGTAACACCAGCAGGAACTTCTGCCTCGTTAAAAGGTATTCACGCACATAAAGAAGGTGGTTGGGCTTGTCAATCAGGCGGTATTTATTGGTCTGAGAATGGGTATGATTG